GACCGGAATCTCTGCGACGACCGCATCGGTCGCGCCACTGGCGATTGCTCCGAGGGCAACCCCATACTCCGCGCCCGTGGTCGCGTTGACGTCGATGGTCGCCGGGGCTTCTCCCACCGGGGCGGTGTAATACACCTTGTCACCGACCACGATCGCCTTGTTACTCGTCCCGTCGTGCCCGGTGACGGAGAGCTTGAAAACCCCCCTCACGCGGACGGGGGCATTTCCTGCCGCGTCGCGATTCTCCAGTGCCACGCCAGCGATGGTGCCGACGACAACCGGATCCCCGCTCTTGGTCCCTGCCGGGACGGGGAGCGGGAGCGTGTCACCGGGGTAATAGACTTCGTTCTTTGCCATGCTCAGTTGCCTCCGAATGCCTTGATGCGATTCGCGAGGGCCTTTTCAGACTCCGCGAGGGTTGCGCCGCCCGCAGGGGCGCCGCCCATGCCCTCGACCCTGCCGGCGCCGAGTTTCGCGAGATACTCGGCCTCGGCCTTGACGGCCGCCTCGATCTTCGCAGCGTAGGCCGTCTCGTCGATCTTACCATCCTTGACGACCGGGTCCTTCGCGAGCGACTCGACGATCCGCGCCTTCGTGAGGTCCGGGATCTTGGCGCTCTTGACCTTCTCTTCGACGAACGTCTTTGCCTCGACGAGAAGCTGCGCCTCCTTCAGGCGGGCGTTCTCCGCCTTCGCCTCTTCGAGGGCCGTCTCGGTCTCTTTGAGTTTCTTCTCCTGCTGTGCCTGCGCCCCCTTCATGGCGGCGCTGTTCTCGATCTCCTTCCGGAGTGCCTCGATGATCTCGGGGTGGTCCTTGCGGAGCGATTCGAGCGTGAGTTTCAGTGTAGGTTCTCCCATGTTGGATTCTCCTGCTGCTTTCTGTTCGTCTGTCGGTACTGGGGGCCGGGCGGCGCGGAACGCCTCAGCAATCGCCCCACCACGCCCGGGCACGGTCACAAAGTCGACCGAGCGGGCGGCGGCGATCCGGGTGATGATATCGCCCTTCTTGCCCTCCGCCTCGCCCTGCTTCGACTCGCCCCATACGTAGTGGGACAGGCCGATGTACGGCCCCATCTCCGCCACAGCGTCGCGGTAGGCGCTGAACACCTTCGCCCGCGAGTAGAGCCCCGGCCCTTTCGACCCCTGTTCATCCCACCGGGCGTCTTCGGTCAGGACGCCCGCGAGGTCCCGGAGGTCGCGTTCGGGGCGCTCTTTCTCGTCGCTCTTGCTCGGGTGGTTCCAATACATCTGGAGCCCAGCCGCGTAGACCCGGGCGTTGGCCGCCTGCTGGAGCACCTCGCGGGAGTAGTATCCCGAGGAGCCCCACCCGGCGTCGATGATCTTGACGGGGATCGTGCCGTTACTGTCAGTCTTTGCCTCAATCAGCGGGACGATGCCCGCTATGAACTCTGTCACACTGTCCTGCCCTCCACTCATGTTGTTACCCTCCTGCGGTACAGGATAGCGCACCGGCACCCGGGGAACCGGGGCGCGTGCTGGTGCCCGCTCGGGAACGCCTGGTCGACCGGAATCCAGCCGACAGCCGCGTTTGCCCGGCACCCATCGGAGACCCGATCGTCGCCGACGGTGCTCCACGACTTTTCCATCTCCAGGCCGACCGCCGCCATCTCGTCGACGACCAGGCGGTTGCCCGTCTCGTACGCCTCCGCGGCTTCCGTGACCGCGATCAGCTCGGCCCGGTTGCGGATGTGTCGGGGCCGGGTGACCGGGACTGCATACTCGTCGTACTTCGCCGCGATCGCCCGGGCGACCTGTTGGTAGCTGTAACCCTCCTCCATCCCTTGCGTCAGGATACGGGTGAGGTCGTCCCGGGTTGTCGCGTCGATCTCCCCGACGGACGCGGCCGCCTGTGCTTTGATGGCGGCGACCGCCCGGGGGTTTTTGAGGTCGAAGGCGTAATCGACACCGAACTCCGCGACCCGATGACGAGCGGCGGCGGCGATGGCGGCTTCGGCAGCCTCCTCGATCGGGGGGAGGAAGTCCGCGAGCGTCGCCTGATACGCGGCTTCGAGCGCACCCTCGATCGCGGGCGGGGCGGAGGCCTCGCCGTAGAGCCCCGGGCCGAGCCGCTCGAACTCCCGCATGAAGGCGGCCCGGTGTGCCCGGAACGCCTTCGCCATCTGCCGGGCGAGTTTTGTCTCGATAGGTTTGAGTGCCCGGTCTCGCTTCCAGATCTTCGTCAGGGTGGCGATGTTTTCGAGGAGGTCGCGGAGCGAGGTCATACCGGCACCTCCCGGAGATATGCCTCCAGTTTCCCGATCGCCGTCGCGAGCGCGGCTTCACTGTCCGCCGGCGGCTGCTCCCCCTGCGGGAACCACTCGTCGACGAGGTCCTGCGCGTTCGGGTCCCCGAGCGCATCGAGGAGGAGTTTCGTCAGGTGCCGGACCGGGATCGTGCCGGCGACCGGGGCGCCCTTGAGCGTGCCAGCGTGGACAATAGCATCGACCATCTCAAGGAGGTCGTGCTGCAGGATCGGCGGGAACCTGACCTCGACTTTGCGATTCATCGGCTCCCCGGTCTCCGGGTCCTTGCCGAGGGTCACGATCCGGTCGCCGTCATCGTCGATCTCGATCGTCGCGCCTGCACGGAGCGGCCCGGACGGAGCCATCGCCGCCATGTCGATGACATAGCCGAGGATATTGCCGAGGACCGAGGACCAGAGGGATTGCCGGGCGGTGAACTGGAGCTCCATCGGGCGCTCCATCGATTTGGCCGTGGCGAGGTTACCGGTGCTCGGGTCTCCGGTGAGGTAGGGCTCGTTGATCCCGGTCGCCGAGCAGACCATCAGCATGAGCCGGCGGGCGTCGTCCATGCTTGTGGTGATGCCAGAGGTGCGGATCGGTTCCAGTTTCGTGCCGGGGGTCGTGGCGAGGATGCCCCCGACCTGCCCGCCGCTCTGTGCCCGGGCCTCGGCAAGGTTCTGCTGCAGGCTCGGGAGCATCGCCTGGAGTTTGGAGACGGCGCCGGTGACGGCCTTCTTGTTCGCGCCAGTGAGCTGCATCGCGAATTTCGAGAGGGCGTCGGTGATTGTGACCCACTTCTCCAAAAACACCTTGTAGGCGTTCGCCCAATCACAGGCGGCGTAGACCTCCGAGACCCCGAACTGCATATCGTTGAGGCGGTTGACGCTGACGTGGTAGATCGCGGCGTCCTTGACGGGGATACCGGCAATGTGCGACGGGTGGCCGCCGGCGGGGTTGTACCGCCAGTCGGGGTAGTAGGCTTTGTGCTGCTTGATCTCGCCGAACCCGGTCGAGGGGTTGAGCGTCGATGTGGACCAGACGCGGAGGTAGTACCGCGGGTCCTGGGCGTCCTCAGGGTTGGCGATGATGGCGGCGATCTCGTCGAACGGGACGGTCCGGATCTTGAGGTGCCCGGTGCTCGGGTTCGTGAAGAGCGCAAAGAACAGGTTGCCGAAGAGTTGCAGTTCCGTCTCCAGCCGCATCAGGGCCTCGACGTCGCCGAGGACCGTGCGGTTGGTCGGGTCGGTGAGGACCCGCTGCACGACAGCGTCGACCGTCGGGTGCACGGCCCGCAGGGTTGCCCCCTGCCCCCACACGTAGAGACACTGGACGGCGACTGCCCGCTTGATCAGCGGGTTCTTGAGCCACCGGAGCCGAACCATCTTCGAGAGCGCCCGGAGCCCTTCGCGGCTGAAGTCGCGGTTGTTATCTCCGAGCCGCTGCCACCCCTGCTCACCGAGTTGGTCCTCCAGGACGGCGAGCCGCTCGGTCAGGAGTTCGTAGTGATCGAGGACTGCGACGACCTGCTCGGCGAACCGCTGCAGGTCCTGCGGAGCGGCGGCGCTGCTCATACGTGACCCTCCAAAAAGCCGCCGGAGGGACTCGAACCCTCTGCCTCCGGATTACAGATCCGGCGCGCTGCCGGTAGCGCCTCGGCGGCGGTTGTGCTCATGCCTCGGGCTCCGCCTGCACGACCGCGAGCCAGTTGGTCCCGGCGGCGACGATCTGCCGGACCTCCTCCTCAGTGACCCGACCGTCGGCGATCGCGTCGCAAACGACATCAACGACCGCCCGGGTCGCGTGGGCGGTCCGGATTGCTCGCCGGCCCCATTCCCGGCCTGCGAGCGCGGAGAGGGCAGCAGTCCCGGCGATCGCGGCGACGGGGATGAGGAGGTCGAGGGGGAGTGCCTCAATCATTCGCCCCTCCCGGACCCGACGACCTGCCCGTCGCGGATCACGTAATACCCGCCCGGATACCGGAGGGTGAAGGAGGTTGCGCCGGCGGCCTCGTACTGCTCGATCTGCTCGACAAGCGATGCCTGGATCTTCTTGGTGTGGCCGTCGAGGACAAAGGAGCGGACGGCCGGAGAGATCGGACGCGGGCCGGGCGAGGTGCTCGGGGGCGCGAGAGGGTCCGGGGGCGTGGACCGGGAGAAGGGCGCGCGGAGGGCCTCGAAGAGACCGATTATGAAGGATATTAGTTTCGACATGTCGTTGGCCTCCAAAATACCGTTGCGGAGGTTATAGACGCTCAAATACTTAAAGGGGCGAGAATTTTAAAATCTTAAAAAAGTGAGGGTATTAAATAGCAGGAGCCTTCCCAGCCATTTTGCTGGGATGTCAGACCGGGCTGATGCTCACCGGGCTGTCGTAGGTCACGACCCCTTCCTCGTCGCCTGCCGCCAGGAGTTTCCACAGTTCCACCAGGGC